AGACAGTCTTGCTAAAAATCCAGCCATCCTAGCTATCTTTGATTTCTTAGATCGTTTAATGGGAATAGATTATGGCGCTGCAGGTCGAGCCGCCGATGCTGAAACAAATGCTAGAGTCAAAGCGGCTAACGCCTATACAAAGCAACTAGAGACGCAAGGAAAATTAGTAAAGCTAGCAGAGGTTGAAGCTGGTTTAGCTAAACAAAGAGCCGCAGAGATAGCTAGATTAAAGCGTGAGGAATTAAAGAGAGCTGCAGAAAAGAAACGTAGCGCTGAATTAGAGAGGCTACGTAATTCTATACAGTTTAAGTTCGATATAGATGCTATCAATTTACAGGCAGCCTTACGTCGTCAAATTTCACAGACAGACAGAGATCGTGTCTTGCAATTATCAGCGCTAAAGATTTCAGATTATCAGACAGACGAGGAGGCTATTAAGACTCTACAGGCTGCGACTCAGGGACGTTATGACGATGCGATGAACCTAGAAAAGGTTTTACAATTATTAAAGACCGCAGGCTTTGCATCTGATAAAGCCTCTATAGATGCCTTAGCAGCTCTTAAACCTGAGATTAAATTTACAGATAATTTAGACGATATTATCGCTAAATTAAGAGCTCTTATCGAGGGTAAATATATGATTAGCATAGGCGCTACTATTACAGTGCCTAATATTCCCTCACCTGGAGGATCTGTAACCGCAGGAGGCGTACCAGGTACTTTTAATCCAGGTGGATTTAGGAAAAAAGACGAGGATACGAGTAAAGACATACCAGTAATACCTAATCCACCTGCAATAGTAAAGCCTGATTATATAGATCTACCAGGTGAAATAGGTGGAGAGCCTGCGATGGGCTTAAAAGATATCTTTGCATCTAATGCTGCAGCTTTTAGATACTTTGAGGAAAATCAAAGTAGTCGTCTACGTAATCTTTTTGAGCCTGGAGCTGTACCATCGAATTTTGACGTAGCCTCTGCTAGGTTTTTTGAGGAGACTGGTTTTACGGCTAGAGGTAATGCTACGCCATCCTTTTTTGATCCTGCAGGTTTTAGAGCAAGAGATGAAGGCGTAGTAGTAAATGTAAATGTCCAGGGATCAGTAGTAGCTCAAAATGATTTAGTAGCAGCTGTAACCGATGCTGTCTATGCTACGCAGCGATCAGGTAACAGCCTTATTTTGGCGGAATAATGACTACAGGCGCGGTATTTACCTGCACTATAGATTTTAGTAACGGCGCTAACTTTGATCCTAGCCTAGTACTTGATGATCCCTCCACGCCGCTAGACCAGTCTGTCTTAGGTACTAGCGCATCTGAAATCGTAGACGTAAGTCAGTACGTATTACGAGCTGGTATTAGACGAGCTTATAACCGTACCTCTGACAGCTTTACCGCTGGTAATGCTGCAGTGCGTTTAATTGATGAGACAGGTTTATTTAATCCTGCCAATACGTCCAGTCCACTATACGGAAAAATTTTACCAATGCGTAAAATACGATTTCTGGGTACGTTCGCAGGTCAGGAATACGCCTTAGGATCTATGTATGTACAGTCTTGGAAATATACCTCTCCTACAGGATTCGATCCTGCCTTTGTCGATCTTAACTGCGTCGATGGTTTTCAGCTACTAAACTTGGCATCTATATCCACCGTTACAGGTGGTACGGCTGGACAGACTACAGCTCAGCGCATTACTAGCATTTTAGACGCCGCTGAGTGGCCTGGAGGTATGCGTTCTATATCTACGACTAGTACCACTACGGTACAGGCTGATACAGGCACTACGAGGACAGCTCTGGCAGCCTGTCAGACAGTCGAGGCTACAGATCTAGGAGCCTTTTATATTAACCAGCAAGGCTACGCCACCTTTAAGTCTAGGGAGGACATAATTACAGCCTCTGGAGGTACTGCTACTGTATTTAGCGATACAGGTCTACCAGGGACTATTACATATCAAAAAGTAGCTTTCGATTTATCAGATTTTGGACTTATAAATAGCTGCACTGTTACACGCACTGGCGGTACACCTCAGACAGTAAATAACACCGATAGTATCGACACATTTTTTAAGCATAGTCGTAACCGTACCTCCATAGCTCAGACTGATACAGATGCCTTAAATCAGGCGCTAATGATCGTCGCAAGTCGCCAGGAGGTAGGAGCAGACTTGCGCCTAGAGGCTATAACCCTAGATGCATATGATGGGGCAGATCCAGACCGCGTTACTGCAGCGTTAGAGCTAGACGTCTATGATCCGATTACTGTTATACAGGTACTGCAAGGTGGGAACGTAGAGAGCGATACCGTAATTACTGGCGTCTCTTACGACATTACCCCTAATTCTTTTAACACTACTTTTACCACCGCGCAACCGTTCGCGAGTGGCTTCGTGCTAGACTCTCTAGTAGATGGCCTACTAGACGAGGACTCGCTCGCTTACTAAGGAGATATATGTCTAAACAGAGCTTTACCACTGGGCAGGTATTGACCGCAGCCCAAGTCAATTCGCTACAGGCTAACGATTATAACCAGACGGTTAGCGTTAAGACTGCTAGTTATGTATTAGTGGCAGCGGATAAAGGCACACGCATAGAATTTAATACCTCTGGATCTGTTACCTGTACTGTCAATAGTGGACTCTTTGATGCTGGAGATACTTTAGTAATTCAAAATAGAGGAGCAGGTACAGCCACTGTTACAGCTGGTACAGCTACGGTTAATACAGGTGGATCTCTAGTAGTAAATCAATACGAGAGCGGTACTTTATATTTTATTTCTGCAAGCGCGGCTTTATGGTTTGGATCAAATCCTGGAGATATAACTGCCGTAACTGCTGGAACTGGAATTAGTGGTGGTGGCACTTCAGGCGCAGTAACAATAACAAATTCGATGGCAACCGAAATCACGGCCAAGGGCGACTTAATTGTAGGTACAGGTAATGCCACTTTCGACAACCTTCCAGTCGGCACAAACGGCTACACACTTGTAGCGGATAGCGCACAATCCACAGGACTTAAATGGGCTGCTCCTGCTGGTGGTGGGAAAGTCTTGCAGGTTGTAAGTGCAACAAGCACAACAGGCACAACAATAACTAGCACTAGCTTTACAGATGCTAATTTATCAGCAACAATTACTCCAACTTTAACCACAAGTAAAATTCTAGTTTTATTTACAGTAACAGTTTTTGCATCACGCAGTTCAACCAGCAATACAAATGATGCACAAATTTTAAGAAACTCAACTGTGGTGACTGATTTTGGAAATCAAAGCTTTTTCCACGCTATTGGCGCTGCAGGTGCAACAATTGTAGAAAAACACGACGTCAAGGCTTTCCATTATTTAGATTCTCCATCTAGCACTTCAGCACTTACATATAAATTACAGGGCAGAGTTAGCACTACGGCAAACAGCAACACTTTAATTTTTCAACCAAATTCGAGTGTGTCTTCAATTATTTTAATGGAAATAGGTGCATAATGCAGGATTATCAAAAAGTAAAAGCCATTCAACATATTAGACCTGATTCTGAATTTGTATTAACCGAGGGCATTTTAACTTGGCTGGATAAAAAACAAACAGAGCCAACAGATGCAGAAATCGAAGCAGGTTGGGTTGCTTATCAAGCAGCACAGTTAGCCGAAGCGGAAGCAAAGGCCGCCCAAAAGGCAGCCCTGCTAGAACGGCTAGGGATTACTGAGGATGAGGCTAAACTGCTTCTAGCATAATCTTGAGGGATAGTTCCTCAAGAATCAGCACTGTAACCATCTTGAGGTATAGTTCCTAGCTATGGAAAAGAGCGCTAACGGATGGCCTGCCTCCGCAGATCCAGAAGCTATTGACATAGTTCGTAAGCGCGTCCCAGGTACAGATCTAAAGCTACGTGTAGCTAAACCTGTAGCGCCGTTATTAATTGGTTTTGCTGCAGAATTTCATAAGCTGGTAGAGCCTATAGATGAAACTAAAACCCTGGATGACTGGGGCTATTGCTATCGCAAGGTCAGAGGATCTAATAACGTAGTCTCTAATCACAGTAGCGGTACAGCTATAGATCTAAATGCTACTCAACATCCTTTAGCAGCTGTAGGTACTTTTAACGAGGAGCAAGTAAGGGTAATTAACCGTTTATGCCGTAAATATGGTCTAAGATGGGGCGGTAATTATCGTAACCGTAAGGACGAAATGCATTTCGAGATAGCTCTAAATGCAGTGCAAGTCGAAACCTTAATAAGAGGTTTAGAAATGGAGACCGATGAAAGCGAAACAGAAAAAACAGATCAAGACAGCGCAAGAGGTGGCGGCTTCCTGGGGGCGCGCCGCGCTTAGCGC